ACCTTACAACTGTTTTGTTTCTGTTACGATTGATGATAGCATGGACGGTATCATGGAAGCTGCTCGACGTGCAGCAGAGACTATGCGTCTAGGTGGTGGTATCGGTTATGACTTCTCTACCCTACGTCCACGAGGCACACTGATCAAGTCACTTGATTCTAAGTCCTCTGGTCCTCTATCGTTTATGGGTATCTTTGATGCTGTATGCCGTACCATTGCATCAGCAGGTCACAGACGTGGAGCACAGATGGGTGTTCTACGTGTTGACCATCCAGACATCGAAGAGTTTATTACAGCAAAGAACAACTCTGACACACTAACACAGTTCAACATTTCTGTAGGCGTGACGGATGAGTTTATGAAAGCTGTGAAAGAAGACTTAGACTTCAACTTGAAGTTCAAGGGACGTGTTCACAAAACTGTGAGTGCTCGTGCATTGTGGGATAACATCTTACGTTCTACATGGGACTGGGCAGAGCCAGGCATACTGTTTATCGACCGTATCAACAAAAAGAATAACTTGTGGTACGCAGAGAAGATTGCTGCAACTAACCCATGCGGTGAACAACCACTACCACCCAACGGTGCATGTCTACTAGGCTCATTCAACCTGACTAAGTATGTCGTAGAGCATGATGGTAATTATGTCTTTAACATGAACCAACTACGTAATGACATTCCTCATGTCGTCCGTGCTATGGACAATGTCGTAGACAGAGCAACTTATCCGTTGAAGGAACAGGAAGAGGAAGCCAAGAGTAAAAGACGTATGGGCCTTGGTGTTACTGGGGTAGCTAATGCTATCGAAGCACTAGGGTTTGAGTACGGTAGTGAGAGATTCTTACAGACCCTTGAAGAAATCATGGGGGTAATTAGGAATGTGGCATATCGTACATCTGTGGAACTGGCTATTGAGAAGGGTGCCTTCCCTCTCTACGATAATCAATATCTGGAATCTGATTTTGCTAAAACTCTTCCTGATGATATCCGTAACCTCATTGCTGATCATGGTATTCGCAACAGTCATCTTCTATCAGTTGCTCCAACAGGAACGATCAGCTTGTCAGCCGACAACGTCTCTTCAGGAATTGAACCAGTCTTCTCACATTACTACGACCGTACTATCCAAACCTTCGACGGTCCAAGGACAGAACGAGTAGAGGACTATGGCTACCGTGTGTTTGGTGTTAAAGGTAAAACTGCTGACGAGTTGTCTGTGTTTGATCATGTCAAAGTGTTGAACGTTGCTTCTCGTTTTGTTGACTCAGCTTGTTCTAAGACCTGTAACGTTGGTTCTGACGTGACGTGGGAAGAGTTTAAACAAGTCTACATGGATGCATATGACGGTGGTGCTTCTGGCTGTACAACATTCCGTGCAGCAGGTAAACGTTACGGCATTCTTAATGCTTCTGCATCAGAGGATATCGTAGAAGAAGATCCAGTAGAAGAAACACAAGACTTTGTAGATGAAGGCGGTGCTTGCTACTTCGACCCTGCTACAGGCTTACGTCAGTGTGAGTAGGCAACGTAGACAAAAGTTAGGGCAAGTTCCATCACCCTGCGTGAAGATCTGTCGAATAGGTGAGGACAATCTTTGCGTGGGGTGTAAAAGAACTCTTGACGAGATACGTGATTGGTGTATTATGTCTGAGTACGAACAAAATAAATTGTTGTATGAATTAAAATGGAGAAAGGAACATGGCTAAGGTTCAGATTGTGGGTGCATCAGCTAACTCACATCAGCCTATGAAGAAGAAAACCTCACAGTCTAAGAGGATTGCTTCAATGAAACTTGGGTCTATGAATAAACATAAACGTAGATCCACCAAACCTTACAGGGGACAAGGTAAATGAAAAGAACTAATAGACCCTTCAGTAAATCTTTGTACGAGGCTTACGACCAGAAGGCTAAGGAAAAGCTAGTCAGCTATCTCCAAGGCAAAGGTCATTTGATTATGAATGACAAAGAGGACTACAACGTTGACGTTGTTTCAAAGAAGAATGACTTCACATACTTCAATGAAGCTGAGGTCAAGGTAGCATGGGACGGAGATTGGCCAACACACTGGCATGAGATTCGCATTCCTGCACGTAAACGTAGGCTAGTCGAAAAGTACAAAGACGAGAATGGGGTTCTTAACTTCTATGTCTTTAACAAAGATCTGACTAAGGCTTGGCGTATCAAGGACACGTTGATGACTGATGATACAATCAAAGAAGCTAAAGGTAGGAACATTTGGCGTGGCGAAACTTTCTTTCATATCCCTTACACAAAGGCAGAACTGGTAGAACTATGAATGACAATGTAAATAACCCCCAACACTACGGTCAGGGGTCTATTGAGTGCATTGATTATATCAAAGACTTTCTCAGTGATGATGAACTTGCAGGTTACTTTCGAGGTAACATTGCAAAATATCTACACCGATGGCGTTACAAGAACGGTGTCGAAGATCTAAAGAAAGCTCGTTGGTATCTCGAAGCACTTATCCAACAGCAATCAAAAAAATAGGGGGCCAAGTGCCCCCTTTTTAAAAGTTTGTTATCGTCGAACTCCAATCGTCGTAGGTGTCTACTAAACCTTTGATCTTCAGCAGTTGTTGATAACCATCCTCCATCTCTAAAATCTTTTCCATCTTTTGGTCGTAGGTATCAAGACCACTAAAATCAAATGGTAACAGATCCAAAACTTTTTCTGTTGTCTTTTTATTTCTACTAAGTCTACGAACAATATCCATGCTCTGAGGTACTACACCGCCGTTTTCCATTTGGTCTAGCACCATAGCTTTGGCATTATCACTTATCTTTTTAACTACTTGTTCCTTTTCCTCCTGTGAATAAGATGTAAAATAGTCTGGGTTTGCAGCTAGTGCTAGTTCAGCTTGTATCTGCAGTGCAGGAGCTAGTAGTCCATCCATGTAGTTCTTTACTTTAGCAGGTCCATCCCAACGTACTTGAGTAAAGATGTTAGCACCTGCTGAGTTGAATATAGTTTCGACTAAGTTAGGATTTTTACTAGACCTAACCATAAGTTGCTTACCAGCATCTATATCCCTACCAGAAGCAAAGCCTCTCGTTGGTGTAGCTCTACGTTCTAAATCTCCTGTCCCACTAAATGGATTTAACTGATTTATATAACGACCTGCATCGTTGAAAAACTTATTACCTTGACGTAGATCAGGATTCATCTCTGCATTGTTAAACATTCCGTATGCAGTGTTTACTGGGTCAAGGTGACGAGTAAAGCCTGAAGCTATTTTAGAACCAGATGCAGCAAGTATACTGTAGGCTAGTGGGCCATAGTCACCTTCTTTTGCCATCTGCCAAGATCTATTCATTGAGTTGCCTAGATCGTCAAGATCACGTAGTGCTTGTCCTGGACCTACTTGTACAGTAAGATCAACCCAAAGATCGTCTGGGATAGCCCCCATAAACTTTTGACGGAAGTCACTGTCAGTCAACAACCGTTGTCCAACCTTGGCCATATCCATTTCACCAGTCTCAAGCATACCATGTCCAATAGCTTGGCTGGTAGCTCTAACAAGAGACATTGGCCACTCAAATTCACGGTTTCTTACTGTACCGTCAGGCTGTCTATCTTGCTTCCAAGTTAGGCCACTCTGTATTCTTTCGATAGCATTGTCGTCAGTGTCAGCTTCAAATCCAATCTGACCACCAACACCGTAACTAACTGCACCCCAACCTACAACCATTTTTGCAAATAGTTCTGCACCATCTTCTGTTACAGGATCTACTTGCTTACCAATAGTTTTAGCTCCTACGTATCTAAAATAGTTTACACCACTTAGATCACCTGCAGTTGCAAATGTGGTGTTTAAGAAGCTACCAAAGGGTACAACATAACCACCAATGGAACGGTTAGTAATTGTTTCAATATACCTTGCAGACTTTCTCATAAAGTTTGTAGCAGGTAGAGTAGACCAGTTTACAGAAGCTGTTTCTCTCATAGTACGGTATGCAGCTTGTTCCATAATTTCACGGAACTCTGCTGTAGCCATTTTAAATTCTGCATCAGGGTCAGAGAAAAATTTTTCGGGAGTTATTCCATACTTTTTCATAATCCCCTGATTAAGATTTGTACCAAAGGCAAAACGTTTAGTGAGGTTATCTTGAAGTCTAGCCAGTGTTAAGGTCTGTACACCCTTGGTGTAAGCATCAGCTGCTGCCCAGATTTTATTATCTTTGTCGATATTAAACATGGCCATAGAGTCATTGACACCACCATCACCTGCAACATCTCGAAATAACTTTTCAGCTATCTGAGGATTCATGTCAAGAACAGCATCAGCATACTCAATAGGTATATCTGGAGATACTCCATCTGCCATTCTACGAATTACTCCACCCCACTCACCATAAGCTCTGTTATAAAACTTTACAGCTGCCTCTTCGTTACCTAGACCTTTCATAATAGCACCCCTAGTAAGGTCAATGGCACCAGTTACAAAGTCTGCAGCAGTATTTAGTGAAACAAGTGTTTTAAAACCTTGGAGGTTAGCACCAGTTGTAGATAGGTGAGAAGTAATTAGTCGTTTGTACATAGACAAAGCAGCTTGGTTATGCTTCGGACCTTCAGAAGGTTGTATCCTTTTGTACAACTCAAGCATACCTTTGTTACTAACACCTGCCTTCTGCAGTCTAGATAACTCAGATGCAATCCACAGGTTTTCACCTGACAAGCTCATGCTGTTTTTCATAACAGCTTCCATTAAGGCAGGGGATACTTTACCTTTCTCTGTACGTACGCCATCCAGTACATAACCTGTTTCATTTTCCCAGTTCTTAACTAGTTTATCTAATTTAGATGGGTTGATAAAACGAATAGTTCTGGAAAAAGCACCAGTTGTTTTGTATTTCTTAAGTATCTCTGGATGCATTACAAAGCCAGCATCATTCAATGCTTCAAAGTAACCTTTAACTCCATTGTCTGGGTCACCAAACCAGAAGAACTTGAAAAATGCATTGTTAGCTGCAAGGTCTCTTCTCTTTTCACCTTTTGCAGCAATCAACCTATCAGCTTCATCTTTAGCT